ACTACCCAGTCTGGCCCTTGTATGCAGGCTATCGTAGTCATGGCTTAAGCCGCGATACGTTCATTGAACCAGTTGTTACCACTCAGTAAGTATACATCATTAACGTCTTTGTTGTCTGGTAAGTGGATGATTTCCGCTCGCTCTAAATCTTCCTTGATTCTCTTAGCCAGTTCTTGGCCTGGGTTTCTACCATCCTCTTTGACATCATTGTCTGCGAAAATAAATATCTTTGAATAGGACTCAAAGAGTTTTGGAAACCAAGGCTTCCATTGAGATACTCCCGCGACTCCAACTGCAGGTATGCCCACGACACCCGACAAAACAATAGTGTCAATCTCACCCTCGCAAATGGCAATAGTGTTGCTACTCTTATGCAAGTCAAGCACATTAAATAGCCCAATCTTTTGGCCAGTAGGCCACAGATACTTAGGCGTTGTCTGGTCAATGGCTCGGAACTTGATACCAACCACGCCAGCAGGAGTAAGGTAAGGAATACTAAGCCTACCAAGTGCATGCTCATGGCCAGCACTGGGGTCAACGACGCTTCCAAGACGGAATGAATTTGCCGCCTCCTTTGTTATTCCTCGTCCCTGAAGGTAAGAGACTGCCTGTGGTGTTAGATTGTTGCAATATTTTTCTGCGGACTCCGTTAGCGAGGCTCTCTGCTCTGCCTTTAGCATCTTTGAATTCCAACCCTTCTTTTGCTTGCACTAATGTGTATACATCTCCGAGCACTTGACATACTAAGCAGTTGTATGACTGCTCATCTAAGTTGTAAGCGGCACTGGCTTGCGCGTCATCGTGTATGACACACTTGCACGGTACCCAACCATGTCTATCCAAAACTTTGACGCCGTACTGTTCTAGCACTGCACCAATGTCTGGCTTATATATCACCTTGTACCCGCAACCATTGCCCTAAGTCTTGGATAACCCACGACTGTTCTAGTCCTGCCATACGACGTTTAACTATCACATAGGCTGGAGGCACGACTTCCAGCCCACGCGCTTTAGCATAGTTAAAGGCTTCAGTTGTGGCCTCACGCCAGAACTGAGGTAAGTCCATCTTTACCGTAGCCTTCAACTCAAAAACATACGGCTGACCTGCAACTATAGCAACGATGTCACCCTCATCATCCTTGCCAGCCAGCCGTAATCTCTCAGCGCTAACACCCTTGGACCGAAGCCACTTCAAGATGCTAGTCTCAAACATAGAACCTTTGCGTTTATTCTTCGCGCTCATCGTTTAATTCTCTCATTGTGCTTGCTACAAACTCAGCCGCTTTGTCTGAGTAAATACTCATCCTACTTGCATCAGCCCACAAAGTAGTGAATTGATAGCCAGATGGATTATGTTTTGCAAAACGATTCTTAACTGCAGCCACCCTGAATTCACCAGACCATGGCAGTAACGCAACTGTAAGAATTAACTCTGGCAGTTGTGCAATCTTTCCTTGGATAGCCTTACGAGCAGGAGGCGTATCAGCCCTGCCCTCATTCTCTGAGGTGTGGTGTAGTAATACAACACAGGCTTCTGTCTCACGTGCTATATGGTGCATAGCCTTGGCTATCTCACGAAGCCCAGACCATTCATCATTGTGTAGCGACACCACGTTCATCGCATTGTCCACAATAATCATATGGGGATACTCACCATATGCCTCGCCGTAAGCACGTATGGCTAAGTCAATCTCATCAAGAGTTGGTGACGGTGCAAAATCAAATTGTAAATGTTTTATACTGGCTAATTCTTCAGTGTAAAATTCTTTACCCTGACCAGTAATAAATGCTTCTTCTACTCTGTCTACTAAGTTGCCAGTAATCATGGCTGCTGCACGTAAAGTAGTTGTGTAAGCGTCTGTATCTGCGGATATGTACAGCGTTGGCACCTTCATCTGCACTGCCATCCAGAGAGCCAATAAAGATTTGCCAGCGTTTGGTTGCCCAGCAATCATTGTTAACTGCCCCCGCCGAAACCTGATTCCCTCTCTTGCTAGAGGAGGAAACAGGTCTGGCAGTAGTGCATAATCATTAGTGCTTTTCGCTGCCGCTTGGGTGAGTGACAGCATCTTCTACCTAGCGAATAAATCTAGGAGAACATTGGTCTGGTGTACCTTGCGGTGACGGACAGAACCAACCCTTCCACTCCTTAGCCGCTCCTGGCTTAGAGGTACGGTAAACCAACTTGCCGTGGTGGCAGTGGCCATCATCTACAACACTGCTTGGTGCTGCTGATGTAGCGCCTAGTGATGCAACTGCGTTGCGGATTCCACTTGCGTTACCTAGTGCTCCTGATACTGCACCAATAAGTGCAGCGCTATCTTGGATAGTTGCTAGTTGTGATTCTAGTTCTGCTGAATCAACTGCGTATACGTTAATCAATGTTCCATCGCTCAACTTAAAGTTGACTTGGAACTTGGTACCTTCTGTTGCCATTGTATTGCTCCTTTGGTTTGGTTATTTTATTTGTGAAAGCGGGTCAAAGATTTCTGCTAGTTGGCCACCGACGGCGTAACAATACTCCTTTACGCCACAAGTGCCACATGACATGCCGATGTTAGGTAAAAATATTTTGTTTTCAATACCAAGATTAAACTGGCGGAACATCTCAGTAAGTACTGGGATAGTCCAACGTTCAATGCCTGGCGATTCAATGAACTGTGCTTTACGTGCGCTGTAATAGTAGCCCTTAGTTGGGCGTACTCCAAATTGCATCTCCATAAGGCTGGCATAGACACCCAGTTGTAGTGATGAGTCTGGCATATAACTGCCAGTCTTAAAGTCTATAACTGTTAGTTCATTACCAGACATAACAACTGCATCTGCAAATGCCTTGATAGGTACATCACCAAATGAATTGTTAAATCCTATTTCAATTCCAGGCACACCTTCAGGTGATACCCAAATCTCAAAGCCTGATGCCTGCCAAGCATTGATGAAATCAAAGAACATACGTTCTCCGTTTTCATCCCACCAGTTGCCATCTTCCTTATTAGGATTCTCTTTGGTGGACCTACCACCACGACGCCAGTCATAAGGATTGCTACCAGACTTGCTTTGTACAGTTTCAATCTCAGCGTCAAATGATTCACGCCACATGGTTTCCCAAGTCATTCTTCAACCTTCCCAAATACTATTTCTTTTGCTTTCTTTAGTCCGACAATAGTAGCAGGGTTTGTCTCTGTTTTTATTTCTTCCTCAATGGCAGCCGCTAAGTTGCGGCGCATGATAACTTCAGCCTCAACAAAGGATTTCATAAAGGCATCACGACTAATTACCTTAGCGCGTTTAGAACCCATCAGTAATCCCTTCCAAGGTTTGGCATTGGTGCGACTGCAAGACTGTCGCATAGAGAGCATCGCATGTCAAGGAAATAGATTCCCAATTCGCCGTCGTTGTCAAACTTACATTTGACATCCCATAAGTCTGACCCGCAAGGGCAGATTCTAATTGGTCCAAGGCTTCGGTAATCGCCTTCCTTACCTTTGGTTGGTCTAAGGTTTGCAATGTCTTCACTCATCGTCTTCATCAAAACTAAACCAGTCAGAGATGTCCTCTTCATTTGCCCAACAAAAGGCAAGTGTCATAAAGCCGATATGAATAGAAAAGAATTTGTGATGGATACATTGCTTAAAACCAAATAAGAAATCTTCCCAATCCCAATGAAATTCAAACATTAGAACGGCACCTCCACTGTCTTAGATGTATCTTTGGATAATTCAAACTGGCGTAGTAGGTACTTCTCTGCAGCGGAGTGGAAGGCACTGCCTCCAACGAACCACCAAGCAGGGTCGGATGGTGCTTGCAAGTCACGCTCTAACTGCCATGCTTTACCACAGCGTAACCATGAAGTGAATGAACTAAACGAACGATGTGCGATAGTAGTTTCTTTTTCCATAGGTAAATAGTAGCACCTATCTCAAGGGCGTGAGCGTGGCGCGACACGCCGAGAAAAAATAATTAAATCCTTACGGCGTGTCGTTTTTGCAATTGGCGTAAAAATTCCTTTTTGGGCTACAATACGAGCGTAAGCGGTGAAGCGAGTAGATAAAGCAGGCGCCTGAAGGGCGCCCTTAATCCGAACGAGCGGCAAGTATGATAGCGAGTTAAGTAAAACAAAACAAAAAAACCCCCGCCGATTAAGGCGGGGGCATTGTCTTGCTATTAAATTGTTATTCTTTTACTGCCGCATCTGCAGCAATAAGCGCTTTGTTTGGCGCTGGGAATGTGTCGCTTGGATTTACATAGCGATAAAGGACTGGTACTAGAGCGGCTAAGCCTGCTCCACCAAGTGCTTTAAGTGATGTTGTGTGGTGCATAATGTATTCAGTTAGCACTCCGCCAACTAGAACGTGGAACCATGCTGCAAGTACTGTCCATACCTTTGGTGGTATGTTAAGTAGGTATTTGTTTTGAGCCATTGTTTATCTCCTTAGGATGTCCACTTTGGACTTCCAAAGCCTAGCACAAAGACTGGCAAGTGACGCTTGTTACTAGCCTGATATGCCCGTGTCTTGAGGCAAACTTCTCCACCATTTGCTTGGCTACCCGTAGGCTTTAAGTCTGGGCTGGTGTTGCCTTCAACAGTTGTGATGGTGCCATCACCATTGTCTTTAACCACAATGCCGACATGCTCGCAGCCCTTGCCATCAAAGGAAAAGAATACAATGTCACCAGGCTTAGGCTTGGCTGTCTCATGGTTGGACCATAAGCCCTTGCCTTGAAAGGCTGCTACCCCTGCTGGGGTATAGACGCAGTTGGGCATAGCCTTGAAGGATACCTGTGCGGCACACCACATGACGAATGAACCACACCAAGGTTGTCCATCGTGCCCTGTAAATTTACCGTACTTAGTTAGGTTGTTATTAGTCTCAATCGTGCCTATTTCAGCACGCGCCTTGGCTACAAAGTCTGCTGCTTGGCTCACTGTTCTGACTTTGCTTTCATTACTTCTACGTCAATTTTAATTAATTGTTGGTTCTCAAGTAGTTCTTCTACCTTGTTAATAAGGCCAGTCTTGCCATCGTTGTATAGCGCATACTCAATGCGGTTTAACTTGTCCTTAAGTTCTTCGGTATATTTGCTGATGGTATGCCGAGCAATCATAGCCATTCCAGCAAGTATGGTAATACCTACAAAGAAGTAAGAGTAAACGATGGTAGCGGTATCTGGTGACAAAGCGGTTCTCCCTAAATGGTTCTGAATTGAGCGATTAACATTCCGCCAAAGCCCTTGAAGCGGCGCTCAGGTGGTGTCATGCGGACGAAGGTAATGCTTTCAATGACGCCACGTATTGTCTCATCATTGGTAAAGTCTTGAAGGGTAACCACATCGCCACCAGATTCAATTGCTTCTAGTGATTGGATACGCTCAGCAGCACGGCCTTCATATCCTGTAGTCATATTAAATCTATCGCCTTCAAAGTCATAGCATAGAAGCGGAAGGGTGATGATTCGCTGGCGTTTAACTGCAGGCAAAGCCTTTAGTTGATAGCCGTTGAATGAGTCTTCAGTGCCAACTGCTTGGCTTGTGGCTGAATACATAGTAAAGCGCAGGGCTAAAGATTCCTTTGGGAATACATCTTGAGTATCCATACCAGTAATGTCTTGGGTGAAGTCAAAGTTATTATCAACTGTGATGATATCTGCAGTTGTGCCATCTGAGTTGACTACGGTTAACTTTAACCTGCCTACCATTGGCAGGGTTTGACGTAGTTTAACTAACTCAAAGTGCTTATCTTCAAGAGTGAAATAGCGAATTTGACCTGTCTGTAGGTAGCCACTAGCAACCAATGTAGATGCTTGGAAGTAAACCCCAACAGCCTTGACGCCAATAGCCAACTTGTTTGTTGAACCAATGATACATACGGCAGTTGCCTCGGCTGTGCTTGGCACTTGAAGGTGAGTAGCGTAGGCCATTTGGTTAGGCGCTATCTCTTTGCTCAAGTCAATCTTGACTAGCCCTGAGTTTAGAGTTGTGCCTGTGCCATCAGTATCAATGTAGTTAGTTACTGTACAGTAGGCATAGCGGTCATTAAAAGTAATAGATTTGCAAGGATAGCCAGCCAGGTTTGTGCCTGTGGCTGGGTCATAGCCGTTGGTTACTACTGTGAGTGGACCGTAGGTTATATAGCCTGAGGATACGAAACCAGAGGTGTCTATCTGCCCCACTCTGATGCCCTTATTCGTACCGAAAACCATGTACTTGCCGATGTATGCGCCCATGGCGTAGATGATTTCACCCTTTGGCATATCAGCGGCTGTAAGTGCCTTGGTTAGTAGCGGGATAGCACCACTTGTATCAAGGGAAAGACGATACACAGTTGATGAATCACCAGCATAACCAGCCACATAGATAGCGTTAGGGCCTTCACAAATACCAGTCCATACCCATGTTGGGTTTGGGTGGGCATAGATTGGAAGGTTGTTGTTGCTTGCAAGGACAGCGGTGCCAGTTGCTGTTGCCTCTGCAACGTTAGCGTTGCTGATGAAGACTGTGAATCGGGTGCTGTCTGGTACTGAAAGGACTGACCAAGTGCCATTGTAAGGCGCACCAACTGAAGCAAGTGTTACTTGAGAGCCAACACTAAAGTTGTGAGAAGCGCTTGTTTTAATGGTGGCGATATTGTTAAGAAGGCTAGTGACTGCTACTGTATAAGAAGTAATTGGTGTTACTTCATAAAGGTAGTTGTTTACTCCAGCAACTAGGCGTTGTTTAACCCAGCCCATGCTTACAGTGGTAACGGTTCCAACTGCTGTTGGGTGGGTAAATATTGATGTACCACTTGAGCCACCTGTAAGTGGGCCTTTGTATATGCCTGTGGCATTAGCGGCGTAGTAGTTAACACCGTCTTGGGCTACTGCTAGGATAGAACCTGAGCCGCCCCATGTCAAGGTTGTGGTAGTTGCCGCCGCAGTTGTGCGATATAGGTTTGCACCATCTGCCCAGATAACTACATCTACTCCATTGGTATCTGTGCCACCAACCATCTTTACCCCGTCACTTACAGAGGTAGATAGTTTAGTTACATCTGGTAGTAGGGTTACTTTGCCTGTGTTAAATACATCTACACCAGCAGACTTATTAAAGCGTTGTCCTACGGTTGCGCCTTCAACTGGTTCCTCATAGCGGATACCAGCGCCGTAGTTAAAAGAAGATTGGCTACGTAGCCACCAGCCTGTGAGTGTCTGCTCGCCAGGTTCTTTTTGTTGGTCAATCTGTTGCTTGCGGTACTGGGCAGTTTCCCGTTTGTAAGGGTATTCTTTTGAAGGGCCTAAAAAGAATGGTAGACCAGCAACTGCTACATCGTATTGGTTACTGGTATTAATATAGGTGGAACCAGCAGCGGCTGGTTGCCCAACTGGGTCAATAGTACGTTCTGCGATATGGCGGAAACTATCAGTCACCTATACTCCTTAAATTGTTCCAATAAAAAACCCCGCCATTGCTGACGGGGTTGGGTAATGCTTTATGTTACTTAGACAGCAGGTACGTCAGCGACTGGTGATACAAAGTTAGTACCATCCCAAGTATCGCCAACACCAGCATACTTGCCACGGAAGTTGGCATTGTATGAAGTCTGAATCCACTCTCCAGCAAAACCAGAATCGGCAAGTACTTTCTTACCTAGTGGTTCTGTATCAGGAAAGTCTAAACTGCCGTGGTCCTTATGGTATTCCTCTTGGTAATCCCAATGCTCTTTACCAATACAAGAACCGATAGCGCAGTTTGATACGACTGTTACTTGACGGACTACGCCGTCTTCTATTTGTGCGAAATGTGCCATTTGTTTTCCTTTTCTCTTAACCGATTACGATTACTATATAACCTGAACCACCATTGCTTGCAACACCGCCCGTGCCTGTGCCACCACCACCACCACCTGTGTTTGCAGTTGCTGCTGTAGCAGTTGTGTTAAATACACCATTAGCACCACCACCCTTTTGAGCAGTAGTTGCAGTGCCGCCACCTAGTCCACCTGCGGCACCACCACCTGCTCCACCACCACCAGCATAATAAGTTAAAGTTCCAGTAATTGAATTACTTGTTGCTATTCCGCCGTTGCCACCAGTTGTGCTTGTACCTGTTACTCCTGCACCACCTGCTCCACCACCACCACCGCCTGCAGCAGTTGTTGCGCCTATGGCTCCAGAAAAACCTTGAGATAATTGTGAACTACCTGCGCCACCAGAAGCATTTGCACCGCCGCCACCCGAACCACCATCGCCGCCAATTATTGTTAAGCCACCGCCACCACCACCGCCGCCGCCAATAGTTGCAATATTTCCAATAGCACTTGGTTGTCCATTATTTCTTCCAGTAACAGTTATATTACCAGGAGTAGATGCACCTGCGCCAACAGTTACCGTCAAAGTTCCAGTAGGAATTATTGCAGAAGTAGAATAATAGTAACCACCTGCACCACCACCGCCGCCGCCATTTGGAGCGTTACCGCTACCACCACCACCACCAGCAACCACTAGAACTTCGCAAGTTCCAGCAGTACCAACGGTAATTGAACCGCTACCTGTGAATTTGTAAATAGTCTTACCAGCACGGCTTGATGTATCAATAGTAGGAGAGCCTGTGGTTGCAGTTATGTTTCCTGCTAAACCAATAGCGCCAGATACATACTGATTGTTATTCCAACTTTGAGATAATCTTGTAGTTGCCATCTGTTATCCAATCACTATTACTACGTAGCCTGAACCGCCAGTAGCACCACTTTGACCGCCACCACTACCGCCACCACCACCGCCAGTATTTGCTGTTCCTGCTGTTCCTAAACCACCAGATGAACCTGAACCACCACCATTGGCTCCCGCACCTGCGGAACTAGAACCATTACCACCGCCGCCGCCTGCATAAGTAACTGATGAACCTGTGATTGAATTAGCAGAACCTGCACCACCTGCACCACCAGTAGTGCTAACTCCATTACTGCCTACTGCACCTGCACCACCGCCACCACCACTAGCACTGCTTGATGGAGCAGTTCCACCTTGATTACCTTGAGAAATAGATAAAGGAACAACTGGGGAAGTGCTTGAACCGCCACCGCCTCCGCCAGTTGATGCACCTTTTAAGCCTGATACAAAATTTCCACCGTTACCAGAACTGCCACCAAGAGCGTAAATATTTCCAATTCTAGTTGGTTCACCCATACCGCTAGCAAAAGTGCCACCAGCACCAACAGTTACTGTTAATGTTCCAGAAGGTAGAAGCGCAGTGGTGGTGTAATAAAAACCACCAGCACCACCGCCACCGCCTACACTTTGACCAGGTCCACCGCCGCCAATAAGTAACATTTCACAAGTACCAGCAGTACCAATCGTAATGGAGCCAGAGCCAGTAAACTTATAGATAGTCTTACCAGGTCGGGAAGTTGTATCAATGGTTGGAGAACCAGTTGATGCTGTTGCTGTAGCGGGGGTTGTACCCACCGCCTTAATACCGCTAAATAAAGATACCGACATTAGGCTATTTCGCTTCCAAATGCTGTAAATGAAAGAGTGGCTGTTGAGGCATATACAGTAATAACATCTGTTGTTGCCAATGTAACTCCAAGAGTTAGCGCTGTTGAGTCGTTAGCAGCAACTGCTACGTCATACGCTAGGTACATTGCTGTTGTCTGTGCGGCACCAGCAGGACGTACCGAGATACGGTAAGTAGCCGCAGACGCTGCTTGGTTACAGATAACCAAAGTAGATACTACAGTTGAAGTTGAAGCAGGTACTGTGTATAGAGTTGTTGCTGTTGTCGCTGCTGGGTTTTGCTGTCCCAACACTTTATAGGTTGTTGCCATTTTTGTTTCTCCTTAGTTGTTGGTTATGCGCCCATAAGCGTAAATATGTCGGCTAATGCAGCCCCTGTTGCTGGCGTTGTAACGGTTGCCCATTGTACTCCAGTAGCAGTTGATTGTAAGTATTGTCCTGATGCTCCTGTAGTTCCGCCAGCGTTTACTGTTCCAGTAATTGTTGAGCCAGAAAGAGTCTTGTTAGTTAAAGTCTGAGTATCGGTTGTGCCAACGATTGCCCCAGTAACGCCGTGGGCGCCTGTGGTAGAATCGTAGTGTGTTTGAGCATCTGTCATATCTTGAGCAGTTATTACGTGACGTACGGTTGCTCCAGTGGCATGGGTAACAGCAGTAGTTCCGTTAAAACCACGAACAATTGTGAGAGTAGTACCAGATGCGGCAGTTACTTTAACAAGTTCCTCACTCGCAGCGTTATAGTCCAACGCAAGGATATAAGGAAAACTTGATGGGTAACCTACAACGGCATTAACAACAACGCTTGTCTGCGAGTTAGTAATACTTCCGTTGATAGTTGTGTCTTGCGCAATAGCGCTATAGTATCTACTTGGCATATGCCTTCCTTATGATGTGTAGTGTGTACGTGGTGGGAATTGCTCTTGCATGCGACGTACTTCCACAAGAAGACGTTGCTGGTACATCTGTTGTAATACTCTGCCAATGTTTGCTGCAGAACCAACTGGGTCATTGCCTTGCTGGGCATCGGCTTCTGCTGTAGCAGCAGGTACGCGGCCAAGGTCTAGGTACATTGCTGTACGGTAGGCAGCACCAAGGATAATTACTTCACGTGCTGAATCAGATAAACCACTCATTGTGAAATCATCAGTATCGTATTGAAGTACTGTTGGCTTCTTGGTATAAGTAATCATTACTGGACGGCCTGGGATAATGCCTTCACGGATAGAGATAGTCTTACCACTATTCCAATAAAGCGGGTTAGCCATTCTATCTACACGATAGTGACGTACTGGTAGCCATTCTCTTGATGGCCCAATAGTTTGCCATGAGGCGCCAAGTACATCTACTGCTTCGTTAGGAAGTACATAGGTAGTACGGGCTGCTTGCCAGTTAAAAATTGTATAGAAGGTACCGAACAAATCTGGGTAAACCCCATCAATTGCTAGGTTAAGGTTTCGTCGGATGACACTTCTCGGAAAGGAAGGCGAGATGGTTACACGAGTACCAGCGGTGTGAGACTGGGCCGTAGTGTCACGAAAGCCTCTGCCATAAGCAGGGATTGTTGCCGTATTTGTAGTACGGTCAAATGAATCTACCCAAATTAATTCGTCGTCTATTTCAACAAGTCCACGAGTTAATACTGTTCCATCTGCTACAACAAATGAAGTATCTGTTGAAGTCATTGGTGATGTTAGATATGTAGCCTGGTCCTGGCGGTTGGTATAGCCAGTTAGCGCTAAGTTTGTCTCGTTAATTAAATCTATGAAGGTAGTCACGAGGTAATCCTTCTTGCTGCTTCTGCCTCACCAAGACCAAAGGTTCCAGCAAGGGCATTAAAGGCACCAGGTGTATCATAGTAAAAATTCTTTCCACTGTTACGGAAAGCATAAATCTGGTTAAGAGCATCAATACCACGGGAATACTTTTTGCCCGTTACATTGAAAGCCCAGATATTTGCAGCACCATTAAAATCATATTGTGGTAAGTCGCCAATAAGCGTACCTGCCAAACGATTCAAATGATAAACCGCTGTTCTGCCATCTGTTAATGCCATTGCTTTCCTTCCTTAGAAAAGATAGTTATTTAGTTCCGCCAACGCCTTCGTAGGAACCGTATTGGTCCTTTGTAGGCTTGCCTGTTAGTTTGTCATTCAACTTTCCAATTGCTGTTGAGTTACATCCACATTCAACGCACATGTTATTTTCCTTTCTTTGCTGGTAGGACTTTCTTCAAGTTTGGATTTGCCTTCTTCGCTGCTGGGCTGGCCTTTCGTGTTGCTGAGGCGAGGATTGCACCAGCACGTTCCATTGGAATCCCTTGCTTCTTGGCAATTCCTGCTTGGGCCTTCGCGAAGCCCATTCCTTTTTTTGCTGCTGCCATTTATTTTCCCTTTGCTTTCTTTGCTGCCCGCATGTTGTCAACCAAGTTTGGATAAGGCCGACCTGCTTTAGCAGCAGAGGCTTTGGCTGATTTCTTTTGAGAGTCAGTTAGTGGGGTTGATTTCTTCTTAGGATTTGGTTTATCCCAAACTTCTTTTTTCATTTTTTCTTTTCATTTCTTTTAGAAATAGCAGCGGCTTTTTTCTTAGCATCTGCTTTAGAAGATGCACCCCATGCTTGAAGGGATAGAAGCAGACGAGTTGGCTCACCATTAGGTTTGCGTTCAGGTCCAGGATTACCCGCTGCACGAGCAAGATAACTTGCCCTACGTGGATTATCACCAGACTTAACTGGTGGTTTAATATCCTGTCCCTTTGCTTTAAGCGATGCTCTGCCTTTAGCGTTTAATCCACCTTTAGGATTCTTGCCTTCTTTTTTCTGCCAAGCCTCAGACATTACTTACCTTTTTTAATCTTTGCTGCTAGGGCTTTGTCCATTTTCATATCAGCCTTAGCGGATGGCTTCTTCTTATCCATTGCAGCATCAGCCTTTTTGAAGGCTGCCTTTTGTTTTGGCTTCATGCCTTTCATTACTTTGGCATCTTGTTTTTTATCATCATGCATAGCCATTAGATATCCCCTGTATGTTTTAATACCGAAGCGCTTTGCTTGGTAATCTTGTCTGCTGATGGCATTACATCAGCGTTATATGCTGCGCCTAATTTGTCACTGGCGGCCTTTGCTTCGTTGATAGCCTTCAT